GAACTTTTACTTGAAAATTAGACATATTTCACTCCAATGTTATAAGGACATTCATTCAAGACATGATGAAACATCATTGTACTACAATTATTTATATATGTACATCATGCTAGTTCAGGAATTTTTAGACGATTTTCTTTATCTTTTTGTTCTCCTGAGTCTTGAACATACATCTCAATGATTGCATAGTGAATAATCTTCATTAGATCTTTTCGATTGTATCCTCCCTTCTTACCATATCGTTTAGCATACTTCATGATGTTGCCCATGCAGAAACCAGTCCCATGGCCAGCATCGATGATCATATCAGTCGCCTGATATTTGCCGCTATAGTGTTCGTTGTAGGTTGCATCAATATATTTCATTACTGTATCGACAGAATTTTTTTCATTATATTTGTATTCAATCACGAGAAGAAGTCCTCCAATGTTGTAGTTTGTTGTATGTTGTTATATTCTTTACCTTGCCAATGCGGGTAAAATTCTCGAGAAAGATGAACTGATTTAGGCTTTTCCATGAATGAGAAGTCTAGTTCACCGTTCTGATTGATCATGTGCTTGGTCCATTCAAAGAGCTTTACATCATCTGTCTGTTGTTTCTTACATTCATCGATGAATATGCCTCTAACTTCATTACGTTCTTTCCATGAACCATAGAATGAAGTACCTTTGTACCAACCAGTCTTAGGAATAGAACGACTCTCATTCTCAATCGGAAGAGGTTCATAGATCTGTGCAGGAATATTGAACTGCTTCACTGCATCAAAGTAGTTCTTAACTAGATCTCGAGTAGACTGTTCGGGATTACTTTGGCGACAAAGATGATGACGAATATCGATGTTGCCAAAGTAAAATTCTAGTCGTTTAAATTCATATTGATTACTATAGATGAATTTATCTAGACCTTCTTTGAGAGCTCCAAACAAAGTTTTGAATGGCACTGAATTGACCATCCAACCAGGACGATACATGCAGATAGCATGACTATCACCGCATGAGATCTTATCATACGTCTTGATAAGATTAGGATCTACGACTTCTGCATTATCTTGAATGCGCTTCAGATTATCCCAATCGACTTCATGCCAGCGAGGATCTATATCTTCTTGCTTGTCTTTGTCTGTTAGGATACGCATGCGATCTTGTAACATCGCATGATAGTCAGGAAAGTCAATACAGATCGAATACACTTTGCCTTTAAACTGAGAGAACTCTTTGAAGTTATCTACATTCGCATACTCTTTCAATCCACCAAATAGATTAAGAGTTCCACCCCAATCGTTACCGTGATAGATGTATATCGTATCATAGTCATGAACATTCTTTAGATTGCCAGTTGTAGCAACATCAATATCTACACCAGACTGCTTTATCTGATCGGCATAAATGATACCTTGTGCTGCACGATGACTACTAATACTCTTTGATATTGGAGTAAAAGGACTCATCAATAAACATTTATTGTGCATGCTTATCCCACTTAACGTTTGAATTTACTATTCACATTATATAGCGTATACTTATTTAAGTAAATAATTTTAGTTTGCCTAAAATCCACTCTTTACCAGGACAATCTTTACTTCTTTTATTTTGTTTTCCATTATTCCACCATTTAGTTCCAGCATGATTAGGAGGTATAGTAGATAGTTTTCCTTCTTGGTATAGTTTTTTAATACTATTACTCAAATTTTTATTATGCGATTTAGAACGAGGCGGTTTAGATTTTCCCAAAAGCTTTTCGCTTTGCTTTCTTTTAGTTTCTTCAGAATATTTCCAATTATTTTTTCTTCTAGTTTCCCAGCCCTTTTTTCCTTCTTCTGAAGATCTTTGTCTTTTTGAAGCACTTTCACTCATTTTTTTCTTAGTCTGTTCGGTTAGTTTAACACCTCTTCTAGCGTTGCTTTGAGCTAATTTTATTATTTGCTCTTTTCCAAACTGACCTGATAATCCCAACCAGGCAACTTTGTCTTCCCATTGACCATACATTTTCCAGAGATGTCTATGAATTATGGCGTGATCTTCTACAGTGAGTTCAATTAAATTAGAAGGATCATCTGTTCCTCCCATATGCTTAGGGACAATATGATGTATATGCGTATTATATTTTAGATGGCCATTTTTTGTAAGAATCGATTCTATCGTAGATGGTTTCATCGCGTAACTCCGGAGATCGTCCAACATTCCAAAATAGAATGTCTTTGTGTTTAGCTTCTTCTTTATTTATCCATTTCCACACTTTAGCGTCATAAGTTTTTACTGATGGGAAAGGAGGAAGATTTTCTTCTTTTTCTTCTTGAGTAAAGTCCAACGGTTCTGATATGACTTGAGCTCTTCCAAGTTCACCTGCCTTTAGGTTTCGTGCAACTGCCACACAATTAAACTTTGCTTTTGGCCATGCAATCTGAAGTGCTCTTGACAATACACCAGTAGAGATAGCAACGTATACTTCTTCTGGTGCTGGAATCTTGCTTGCAACCTTTACTATACCTGCAGTGACCAACTCATGTCTCAATCCAAGAGGAACGAAGAATGCACCATTTTCTTTTGCCCAATCTGCAGCTGCTTTATTTAGATTTGGCATAGCAGCGATACGTTTGAACATAGGAATAGCACCACGTTCTATACAGCATGCTTGATGTAATGAAATTTTCTTTGATGCAGGCATAAACAATACCACTTTCTTATTGTGACGATTTGCTACATCTAAAAGAGATACGCCAGCAAGACCTACACGAGGTTGAGAATATACGATAGTATCTGAGGGACAGCGTGATATGAGAAGATCTCCGCCTCTTACCTTTGTTCCTATAATCAAATCATCTCTGACTACTCTGATGCCTTCATGCTCTACAATGACTGGTGCAGGATTAGGATCTTCCCATCCTTCTGCTAATGATAAGTAATATTCCTTTGCTGCTTCAAGACCATAGAGACCAACATCTTTGTTGACTCCATCAATTACATGATTATCGTGTGACATCGTACTTCCCAGTTTTCAATGACCAATTGCTCGGATAAACCCAATCATAAGGAATCTGTTTAGTCTGTTTTTTAGTTCCAAACCTCATAGCCATATATTTGAAATGCATACACAATTTATCTTCTAGATTCAGATACATGTGTGCTGTAATAGGATTGCTCTTATGCTGAACAAGATAATCCATCATCTCTACTAACTGATGTCCTTGTTTATTCGTAGGCACATACTTACCATCTTCATCGACTTCATACTTACACTTACCCATCAAGTTAGGACCATCAAAGATCTGTTGAAGTCCATCGAAGAATCCTGTGCCTCCATGCAAAAAGCTATTTGGATCTACCCATTCTGGATGAGACATAGCGACATGACGAGATGCATTCTTACAAGGATACATAGCATTCCTAAATCCTTGTTCCTTTACAAAATGTTCATTTAGAAGCTTAGTAAACTCCATCATAGAATACGGTCTGTCTTTTGCTCCTAACAATTTAGACAGAGGTTCAGCAGCTCTTTCTGGAACAGATGCTAACCAGTTATGTACCTTTGTATCTTTAGGATAATAGATCTGAAATAGGTCTGAACGTGAATGACGATGATCCTCAAATCGAGTAAGCATCGCAGCTGCACCACCATCTCTCCATGTGATGTATGTTTGCCAGTGTTCATTACTAAATGAGAATAATAGGCATGCAGTCATGATTCTCAATGGATCGTCGATGACCTTCATTTCATCTACAAATGGACATTCATGCCAGTGTAAACGATGAGATAACTGTTGATAGTTTTGCTTAAGCATAGAATCTTCTCGTTCATCATATGCTCTGCAAAACTCAAAGAACTTTTCAACTCTTTCTTCAAGAGTCCAATCTCTCATCCAGCTATGAATTGGTTTACTCTTATGATCAAGATCTACATTTACAAGTGCCTTATAGACTATATCCTTTGATGTATCAGTGAGTAGTGCTTCAAGATTATTCATAGAGCAGCAACCATTTGTTTGTACTGATCTACGGTCAATCCTGCTTGTTTAAGAATAGCGTCATCAGAAGGATGAGACTTCATACCATTAAACGTCTTAACG